CACCTACAACGCTTTACTGAAGGAGGATGCGTAATGAACACCGAACTAACAAACCCGATTGACGCTTTTCACATGGCTTGTGAGCTTGCTATCAGTGCGCCTACTCAGGCGAAATCCGATATGGCGACAAAACTTGCCGAAGAGTTTGCAATGATGTTGACGCCCGAACAGGTGGATACTGTAAAAAGAAGCATCGAAGGAGCGATGGCATGAAACAGGGCGTATTAGCACCGACTAGAGATATGCTCACCGATTGCGTACTAACAACGGTTGCGGTTTGGGTAAGAGAAGATGCCCCCGATTTTGGCAAGAATAGGGAAGAGCTTTTTAATGACAAACTGAGCGAGTTTGTTTTGGAATTATTTAACAAAAGGGAGCAGTTCTGATGAGGTTCTTGCAACAAACAAACGCTGATGGCGGGGTTCAATTAGTTCCCGCCACTCAGGTTTCGGTTACCCGACATGAGCTTGAATGGCTGATTGAGGGAATAGATACGCTTATTCTGCCCGATAGATCGAAGCGGATTAAACGTGCGCTTAAACGTGCGCTTAATGAGATCAAGGAACAACAAGGGGAGGACGCATGAACCTAACTGAGTTCGCCGCGCTGATTGGTTTCGCCTGCGGTATTGTCGTTGGCGGGGCTGTCTGCTTTTTAGCTTTAATATTTTTATGGGTGTGTTGATGGATTTAGGAAATTGGGAAGACAAGATTATTTTTGTGGTTAGCACTATTCTGGTGCTGACTTGGATTGTGGCAGTATCAAAAGGATTAATTTAATGACTAAGAAGACTTACAAACCGTGGACTGATAAAGAGCACAACAGACTTGCTACCATGCACGAGAACAAGTTACCGATTAAGGAGATTGCGAAGGCTTTAAATCGCACTCCATCATCTGTAACAAACCGGATTTCTAAAATTAAGGTAAAGGACGTTCCTCGCAAGTTCGCCATGATTAGCGAGCAAACAATTTTTGAGCCTGAGCAGAAATTCTTTGACAAGTACATTAAATGGATTGATCGTGTGGTTTTTAGGCGTTAGACTTTAGGTGAAGAGTATGGGGATACTTTTCGCACTGCTCGACAAACTCCCTCCGCTTGGCTAGGTTTCGCACTGCAACGGCGGAGGGTTTTTTTTGCTTTCGGAGCGGATTTAAATCCCGATTACAATCCGTTTACCCGAACATAATATTTCTTATTTAGTGCTTGACCCCGATACATAAGAAATGTTACCCTAAGTCATCTAGCAAAAAGGACTTATTATTATGGCAAAGTGGAAGGAAATTCCGTTGGGAAAAGTAAAAGATTATTTCGTCACTGACGAACCGAAGTTAGGCGTTTGCCCTGAGTGTAAAGGCGAAGGCAAACTAGAAGTAACTGTGGAGGTTGATTCCTTCCGCGATGAAGATTGCGATATGTGCAATGGCTCTGGCAAAATTGAGGTGGACGAAGATGAGTGAACGACCAACATTTAGATACTTGCTTGACCGCTTGGAGGGAGTAACAACGCAGTCCGACTTGTCAGACTTGCGCGATGAGTTCCAAGGGTTTTTACCTCTTGACCAGTATGAGGATCATTGGGATGTTCATTCTGCGATCAACGAGGTTAAGCGAGATTACATTGGCAGGGCTATTGCTAAGAGCAAGACCTTACAACAGGCGTCTAACTTGCTCGGCTTAAAGAGCTACCAAGTTCTTTTAAATTGGATGGGCAAAATTGGGATGGAGAAATGATTAAAATTTTAACTCCTTGGGTAATTTTATTTGCCTACATTCTTATTGGCGTAACTGTAGCGGCACAGTTCTTTTGATAGCGGCGGCAGCGTGTTTGTCTCTGGCTTTGTATCACGAGGCAAGGGGTGAACCGCTTTTAGGTCAGTTGATGGTTGCAAGAGTTATTGTTAACCGTATGGAGTCAAAACGCTGGCCTTCCTCTATGTGCGGTGTCATTACGCAAGATCGACAATTCTCTTTCTATCGCAAGGACAAGACCCCGAAGCCACGGGACGAAACAGCTTGGGCCAAGGCACAGAAGCTTGCTGTTGAGATCATAAACGATCCTTACATCTTGCCTTTCAGCACTGCGGATCACTACCACACACCAGATGTTCATCCAGTTTGGCGCAAGAAACTACACAGAGTTGTTCGGATTGGACACCATATCTTCTATTCGTATGACCACCCGACTGCGGTAAAGACTAGCGTTAGACCTAAATCAAGAAGGGATTAATACGATGGCGATTAACAAAGAGCGATTAAGCCCAGAGAGAATAGAAGTAATTGTATCGGGAATCTTGCAAGAGGTTCCCGAATCTTTTTCGATGCCTGAGATGCGTAACTTGGTAGTCGAACTTTTATTCGGGTTAGGTTTGCATCCGAACGATCTGCCGTTTTTCATGATGATGGTTGTGGATGCGTACATGGGCGACAGGTCTATTGATCGGGCGGCAGAAAGGTGATATAACCCGAACAATTCCATTTTGGAGATCGACATGAGCACTATGCGTATTAATCCAACCACTGGACAACCAGAATTTGTTCCAGATATGCGATCTCAAGCATTTCAAACTTCTCCTTTTGCTAATTCAGTTAGACAACCCTTACAAAATGTCCAGCAAAGTATGAGCAGGCGGACGTTTGGAGGCCAACCTAATATGGGTGGAGGACTTGGTGGTTACAGTGGTCAGCAACAAGCTCGTAGACCTGCACCCCAGAACCCGTTTGAAGGTAACGAAGCCTACACGGCTATGATGGATTACCAAAAGACTATGCGCCCGAACGAAGATCAGCGAACTCAGATGCAGTCTCTGATGGATGCTATGCAACCCAATCAAGAGCAACGGGATCGTATGGGTGAATTACGCACTGCGTTTGAAGGCACAGGCGGGTTTAAGGACTACCGCATACAGCAGATGGAACAACAGCTACAACAGCGCCAACGTCAGAACCCTAGAATGGGAATGGGCCTTGGCAGTCAGCGTCCGCAGGGCATGGGTATGTTTGGCGGGTTTCCTCAAGTTCAGCAAAGGCAACCGCAGGGTATTATGGGCGGATACGGCGGAGGTCAGCGTGGCTTTGGCCCTAACCCGAATAACTTCAGTGGTGGGATGCAAGGCGGTTACGGCGGTATGAATCGTCCACAACAACCACAACAACCTCAGCAACAAATGCCTCAGCCGACTTACCAACCATATCAGAACCCGTATCAACAGCAGTCACCACAGCCACAACAATATGGCGGCTATGGAATGGGGCAGAGTCAAGGTGGATTTGGTGGTTACGGCGGAATGTCTAACCCGTATCAACCGCAACAGCAGGGTCAACAGCAACAATACCAACAGCCACAGCCGTCACAAAGTTATCCTCCAGCAATGTATTAACCTCTTGAAACCCGAACATTTTATGGTAAATTAATTTTGAGGTCAGCTTTCACTTAACTGTTATTTTTGGTTGAGCGTGCTACCGAATGCGCCACATTCACTGGCTGACCTCACGAATATCCAAAAAAATACAGGCAACAGTTATACCGCTATGGGTAACCATTACCTGTGCTTTTTGATTGTATAGTTCGCAGACTGTTTTGCTTTCGTATGATCCTAGTTGGTAGTAATCTATCGGCATACCACTAATAAGTTGCATCCAGACTAACGCCCACATAGGTCATTCCTCTTCGTCCCTTGGCATATCGTATCTTCTCTTCATATCAGACACGCCTTTAATTGTTATGCCTAGTATTTCAGATATTTCGTTGTGCGTCATTTTTTTCTTTAAAAGACGATTAACAAACTTAGCTTTCTCTGTCATTTCAATAGTTGATGCTTCGCTTCTTTCTTTCTTCGCTCTTCGCAAAGCTGACACCGAATTGAAGTTTGATATTGTTTTAGGGTTTTCCTTCATATCTTTTATGTTTTGCGCCACCCATCTATTTCGGTACATCTCCGCTATGTGTGGTTCGTCCATTAACATCTTGTTCACTTCGTATCTCCCTTTCAAACATCACCAGCAATTTTTCAATCTCCTCGACTTGCTGGTATAAAGTAAAACGATTTCGCGCCTTAGCTTCTGATTTCATAGAGCTAAGTCGGTGTTCTAGTAGTATTTTGATTTCTTTTAGAGTGTCATACATAAGTCAATCTCGTTCCTTTTTGTAATGGGATTATTACCAGAAGTTCCCACGATTGTCAAAGATTATCTCTACCTGTTTGACGTTCGTATTCACCGCGAGAAAATGGCCCATCCATAGTGCCAAGCCATTTCTCTGAGCCACTGAGAGACAGAGCGTACTTTCGGATAAGACCCATAGTTTGCGCATCTCTAATTGACTGGCTTATGGTGCTTTCTTTGCCAGAGTTTTTTAGAGAGATAACGCATGGTTCAATTGGTTCTGATTCGAGAATCGCTGTATATAGTCCATCAACACCGCCACCGGGGCTTACGGCACGACCATCGTTTTCCCTCATGCGAACAAAATCAACAATGTGGTTTATTCGATCACGAACCGTTGAAGACATAGCCAAAGAACGAATATCCATAGAGCGATCTTCCAGTAATCCTGTGTTCGGGTTACGGATAAAATGTCTTATCTCACGATTTGCTGGTCCGTTTGATTTCACAACAGCACCATCGAACACGGCATTGCGTGCATAATCTAGTTGCAGATCACGGCAACGCTGACGCCCTGTGCTTTCGTCAACAGACCAGACGGCAAACGCACAACGCACGCCATCAACAATTGCAGACGTACCACGAATAAGATTACGCGCCTGTTCTGGAGTTGTGACAGGTTCACTGTCCCTAATCTTTGCCATGTGATGATTGACCATGACAGTCGCGCCAGTTTCGGTTGCCATCTGTGCAAGTAAGCTCATAAACGCGGCCCCTGCCGCTGGATCAGAGTTCACATCCGCGTGAACGAACGATGCCATAGGGTCAATGATGATCAGCTTCAGAGCTTCCATCTCTAACATCTGGTCATAGATGCGAGAAAACTCTTCGCCCATCAGGTAGGAGTTGTCGAATTTCTGCATGATTGGAAACACACCGCCAAGGTTTGGCAAAGGGAGAACGCGCAATTTGTGTTCGTAGTGCTCACGATACTTATTAGGATCAAGCCTAGAGATACGCCTGTGCATCTCGTCCTTGTCATCCTCCGCAGTAATTAATATTACGTCACCGTGATCCGCAACAAGCCCACCGAATGCGCTCTGCATATCTGCACCAGAGGCAACCTTCATAGCAAGATCAAGCGTCATCATACCTTTACCACTGTCACCAGCCGCCGCGAACACCACTGGAACGCCAAGAGGTATTGTATCACCAATAAGAAAGCTTTGTGTCGGAGCGGAGCCAACAAAGTATTCGTTAATCAGCAGGCTACTATCTATCAGGCTGATAGGTTTTTTTACCTTGCTCTCGCTGGTTTTCAGCATCTTCTCAATGTTGAATTCTTCTTCTATCGCGTCAGCCGCGTCCCACTTTTCTTCTTTAGAAGCAGGGATTTTAAGCATCAGCGTAGATTTAGCACCAGCTAGTTTTGCTTGAGCCTCAACGATACGAGCCAGCTTCTTGCCAGCCTCGTCATTGTCAGGCCACAAGATAACGTCCTTGTTACGCAGATGCGAGAAGTCAAACTTGTGAGCCGTGTTTTCTGACAGCATTCCAGCACCACCGATAGTACAGGTAGCGGCATAGCCAAGGGAGTTAAGAGCATCAGCGCATTTCTCACCTTCGACCCATATGATTTTGTTAGCGTCTAAAATGTTCGGGATATTGTAAAGGGGTCTAGGCTCTGGCACGCCTTGACGACCATTCATGAATTGACGGAATTGTTTTTTAGGTTTCCCGGAGCTATCCCGAACAATTCCTCCGGTTTCGTCCCGGTCATAGTATTTGCGCACGGATACGATTACTACACCGTGCTCGTCTGTGTAGACATATTCGTCCTCGAACGGCGTGCTAGAGCTAATGGATGCCTTTTGTTCGGGTTTTGGTGTATCTGCGACCGCTTGAGGTGCTGTTGCTACGACAAAGCTTTGTGGGTTGTTCGGCTTAACAATGTTTTCAGGAGGCGCAACATAGTCTTGGTGCATATATTGAGAGAACATCTGAACGCACTCTGACATAGAGTAACCGCGTCCTTCCTTTAAGACCTTAGAGATACCGCCAATACCATCGCCAGATTCAAAGTCTTTTCCCGTAAGGAACCACGGGCTACTCTGATCAATGTTGATACGCATAGACCTACCAGCCTCGCCACGCAGAGAACCAATAAAGAATTCTTTACCTTTTTGGATGCCTTGTGGGTATGTATCGAACAGTATTTGCAACTGTACCACTCTAGGCACTTCTCTTGAAATACGCTCCGTGATTTCCTTTGTTGTCTTGCCAAAACTTAAAACATTCATTACTTTGCCCCTTAATACCCTACTTCGCTCATTAATGTGGGGTGATGCCGTCCAAGCGCACCTCACATTTTTTTTATGTTTTCCAACAAGTTTCTTTAAACTCACACCACTTGCATAAGAAGAAATCTTTACTTTGAGCAATACGCGGTAGAATGTCACCAGCTTTTGATGCCGTCAATATGTTTACTGCTCTATCGCTCGCCTTTTGAGCAAGATTATGATCATACGGCACAAGCTCGTAATAAACTTCAGAAGTGTTTTTGTTCACTACAGTGAATAATGCAGGGTTCTCATGAAGCTCCATATAGGTCTGATACAGAGCAATTTGAGTTGCGTAAACTGGATTAGCTTTAGCAACTCCATGCCGAACAAATCCCTTGAACTTACTGTCGTTAGCTGACTTGCATTCCCACAGGCTAGGATAATCCATATCCACTGGGCCTGCACAAACAACACCATCAATGTGTCCTTTGATCTCGCCATTAGCTATTGAGAAACCGAACTGCTTGCCGTCCTTGTGCTCTGTGCGTAGGTCAAATCCTGCGTCCCTGAGCCACTTAGCGGCATAGTCTTCAATCTCATGACCGAACTGAAAGATACGCAACGTGCGTGCAGTAAATGCTTTGCTGGGGTCAATCGGATAGTTGAGGTAGCGGTACTGTATTTTACGCTGACACTCATCACCAATACTGGACGCACCGATATACTTACGGCGTTCCCGTTTTTCTTCGCCTGCCACTATGCCCTTATCTACAGCTTCCTTGATTTGATCCGCTAAAGGATCAGATCTAGAACGGGATTGAAGTAGAGGGCCAAGCGCCTGTTGACTTAAAGTAAGTGTCTTCGAGTTTTCCAATGTCAATCTCCGCTGCTAGACGTTTTGATTCTTGTATTCCAAAAACAAGTGTTTGCACTTGCTCTTCAGTAAGGTCAGAAAATTTTGTATTCCAACCAAACTTCCCTAGTATGAAGGCTAATTCCTTCATAGGTTTTGGGGCTGTATCAACTTCGCTCAATGTATTGTCTCCCTTCCTAATACGCATAAATTCATTATGCTGTTTACTTCTTCTTGATCCGCGTCCTTGTTTTGAAACGCGATATT